CTCAATGCCTCCGAGGCCGAGATCCACTGCGTGATCACGGATCCGCCTTATGGGTTGGAGACTCACCGGACGCGGCAAGGTGGCCAGGACTACGCCGACGGTGAGGACTACGCGCTCGGCCTCCTGGACGAGGTGTGTGAGGCGCTCAAGCCGAGACTGGCCGACGGCGCACACCTCTACTTCTTTACGGGTTACACTCACCTCCACGCCTTCAAGACAACGCTGGCGCGTCACTTCTGGGTGCAGGACAACCCGATTGTCTGGATCAAGCCACGACATACCCTGTGCGACTTCACGAAGAAGTGGCCCTCCGCTTGTGAGTACATCCTCTTCGCCAAGCACGGGGACACCTCGGCGCGTCCGCTGGCCTCTTGCCTCAAGGACTGGATCGGGCCTTATGCGCCAGGGACGACGACTGGGCACAGCGCCGAGAAGCCCGTGGAGGTGTTGAGGGCGCTCGTGGAGCAGTCCTCCGAGGTGGGTGAGCTCATCGTCGACCCCTTCACCGGCTCAGGCTCAACCGGCGCCGCGGCGCTGTCATTGGGGCGGCGCTTCTTCGGCGCGGAGCTGGACGAGCGATGGGCCGACGTGGCGCGGGTGAGGCTGGCGGAGGTGGAGCGGTGATGTACTCGTTTAAGGAAAAGCTCAAAGAGTCTCAGTCTGCTGAGTGGCGGCGGCGCTGGGACGCCGTTTACCGCCACTACTGGCCAGAGGTGGAGCGCATTGAGGAGGTTCACTCGTTGGCGCTCCAACAAGTCGGCGTCGACGTCCAAGTGAGGCGCGGCGCCCTCCCGCTCGTCCGAGTCGAGGAGAAGTCCACGGGCAAAGTCCGAGACACGATGTTTGTTGAGCTTTGGAGCCAGTGGTACGGCGACGGCCACCGACGCAACCGGTTAGGTTGGAGTGTGCGTGACGACATGCTCACGGACTACTTGGCTTATGGGTGGGCGGATCGTTGCCTGCTCATCCCGTGGCAAGCCTACCGCAACGGCGTAGACGCTGGCCTCCCGTTGTGGCGTCAAACCCGCCGCCTCATCAGTGTCAAAAACCGCAATTATGAGACGCTGGGGATCTGGGTTGAGCGCCAGGAGCTCCTCAAGCGTTGCATTGACGCGATGCACGTCCGCTTCGATGAGGTGTGTTTGTGAATACTTACGAACTCCAACGCGCAATCCGTGACGCCGCGCCGCTGTCGAAGTCTGAGCGGGTTGTCCTCATTATGGCCACAACCTACCTCCCGAACGCTTGCCCCTCCTGGCGGGCGCTGGCGCTGGACACTGGCCTACACCGTGACACGGTGCGCCGCGCCGCCTATGCGTTGCGGGACAAGGGGCTTATCAAACTCACACCCAAAGGCAACGAGACGACAACGTGGACGTTTAACGCGGAGGCGCTGGCCAAGCTCCCGAGGACACCGAAGATCAAGGGGGGTGTGATCTCAGATCACAGGGGGGGTGGGATCTCAGATCACATGGGGTGTGATCCCAGATCACAGGGGGGTGGGATCTCAGATCACACCGAAGAGACAAGAAAGAGACAATCTCCTACGACGACGATCTCCGAAGCGCGAGAGCGACTCGGAGAGTGGGCGGAGGTTTGGGACAAGGTTGTGGGACATGGCCCTCTTCCCTCCCTCGAGGAGCTCCGCCGCTGGCGTCCGAAGGTGACGGAGGCGCACATCTCCGCTTGTCTCGGAGAGGTGGCCAACGCCAGGACGGCCGGCACAGTCAACGCGCCGCGGAGCCTCTTCTTCCACCGCCTCAAGAACACCATCGGCCAACCGACACCCACCGCGTGGACAAAGGCTCAAGTGTTGGACGCCCTCCGTCCGGCCTCCGCCACCTCCGCGCCAGACTTGCGCCGTCCCGACTTGCAGACACCCGACGTCCCGCCGCCCTTTACCGAAACACCCGAGGAGCGCCAGGCGCGCCTCAAAGTATCCCGCGCCGCCTATGAGGCGATGAGCGCAATTCTCAAGGAAACCTCAAAGAATGACTGACTTGCACCGCATTGCCGCTCCCGAGGCCGAAGCCAGCCTCCTCGGAGCCCTCCTGGCCGATCCCGATCAAGTGGATCTCCTCGTGGCCGACGGCCTCAAGGACATAGACTTCAACGTCCACCTCCACCGCCGCGCGTGGCGTAGCATGATCGCGCTCCGCGCCGAGGACGTGCCCATTGACGAGGTGACGCTCTGGCAAAGAATGGAGGCCGACGGCGCAACTCGTCCGGAGTGGTTGCGGGAGCTGGCCTCGTGGAGTGGCTTGGCGGGCGCCCTCCCGACACACGCAGCTCACCACGCCGGAGTGATCAAGACAAAGGCGCGCCTCCGAGATCTTCACTTGTCGGCGCTGGCGCTGGCCGAGGGCTGTGTCCAGCCGGGCGCGGATCCCGCCACCCTCGGAGAGCGTCTCACGACTGCGCTGGACAAGGCGACGCCGCCGCGCCGAAGTGAGCGCGCCATTATGTCCGTCCTCGGTGACGTGGTTGAGCAGATCAACAAGCGCGCCACAAACGCCGCTCCCGAGGGGTTGCCCACTGGCCTCGAGGACTTGGACGCCATGATCGGCGCGTTGGCCGCCTCCCGCCTCTACGTCCTGGCCGCCCGCCCTGGGATGGGTAAGACTGCGCTCATGTTGCAACTCTGCCTCCACGCCGCAACCCGAGGGCCGGTGTATGTCGCCTCCCTCGAGATGAGCGCCGAGGACTTGACGGAGCGTGCGCTGGCCTTGACGGCGCGCATTGACGCGGGGCTGATCCGTGAGTCGTGGAACATGCTCCCGCGCCACTGGGAGCAAATGGCCGCGGCCGTCGGCAAGATCGCCAAGCTCCCGCTCCACATTGACGACGCCGCCGACGTGACGCCAGCGGAGCTCAAAGCGCGCGTCCGCGCCTTCTCCAAGAAGCACGGCGCGCCGTCGCTCGTGGCCGTGGACTACCTCCAAAGGCTGTCCTCACCCGACACGGGGACGGCCAACCGAGCGGAGCGGGTTGGCGCGGGGAGCTGGGCGTGCAAGGCCATAGCAAAGCAACACCACTGCCCCGTCCTCCTCTTGTCTCAGCTCAACCGCTCGTGTGAGGCGCGGACGGACAAGCGGCCGATCCTCAGCGATCTCAAAGAGAGCGGCGACATTGAGCAGGACGCCGACGCCGTGTTTGGCCTCTACCGAGAGGCGTACTACGACGCCGAGGCGGATCCGAGTGAGGCGGAGGTGATCGTGCTTAAGAACAGACAAGGCCGGAGCGGGCGCGCACGCGCCACGTGGATCGGCTCACAAACCCGCTTCGCGGGAGTTGGAGGGATGACATGAGCAAGTGGACAGACGAGCCTGGCGTTTTCAGCGTCGGGACTGACAAGGGCTGGGATTATGGGACTTGGAGGCAAGCGGGGCTCTCGGGAGGTGGCTACGCCTCCGCTCAAGTGTGGCGCTACCACGACGGATCTGGCCTCGTCGGCGTCCACGCTTGCGCCAACATGACGCCAGAGCAAGCGCGCCGACTGGCGCGGGTACTCAGCGACGCCGCCGACAAAGCCGAGGCCGAGAGCGCGGAGGGGGTCGCGCCATGAGCAAACCAACACGAGACGAGCTCCTCCTCCACTTCGCCGCCGAGATCGGCGCGGCGCGGCGGAGGTTGCACACAATCGACAAGCTGTGGGTGAGGACGGCGAAGACGCACTATGAGCTCGAGGAGGCGCGGTGTGCTGTCATGCTCAACATGGCCATGCTCCGCCGCCTCAAAGAGATCAAGGACATTTTGGAGGGTGACAATGGGTGAGCGTCCGAAGACATGGCGCGGCCACCTGGCCGACTTCGCCGCGGCGCTCATTGTGCTCGGCGCCGTCACCGGCTTCGGCCTCTATTGCATCACGGCCGGCCACCTCGTCCTCCTCCGCCGCCGATGGCGCCACCGAGGCAAGGTTGCACAAGACAAGGCCAATGGGCATTTTACAGGAGGAGGTAACAATGGCCGGACGTCCGTCTAAATGCACGCCAGCAAGGCAAAAGATCATCTGTGAGGCCGTGAGAGACTGCCTCCCCTATCACGAGGCGGCGCGGCTCGCTGGGATTGATCCAGACACGCTCCGCCGTTGGATGCGCCGAGGTGAGCAAGGGGACAAGCCCTACGCTCAATTGTGCGGGGACATAAAAAAAGCCGAGGCCGAGGCTCAACGCACGCTCGTCAAGCGGATCGGCAATCCCAACGCCGACGAGGCCAAAGGCTGGCAACGCTGGGCTTGGCTCCTCGAGCGCCGCTGGCCGGAGACGTGGGCTCAGCGCCAACCCGAGGCCAGCAAGCGGGAGGAGATCATTGTGGATCTCGTCAATGGTGACGACTGATGGCGCGCCTCATTGCCTCCCCTCACGCCGTCCAGCGTGCATTCCTTAACGACTCCTCCCGCGTCCGCCTCTTCGTCGGCGGCATTGGCTCAGGTAAGACGTGGGCCGGCGCCATTGAGGTGATCCGCCAACCCGCGGGGACTCGGGTTATGGTTGTGGCGCCGACATACCGTGTCCTCAAGGATGCCACCCTCCCCGCCTTTATGGAGGCCGCGCGGCCGCTCGTCCAAAGCCACAAGCGCGCGGAGCTGGTGACGGAGCTTGTCAACGGGACGGAGGTACTCTGGCGGACGGCGACGGAGCCGGACAGGTTGCGCGGGCCTAACCTCGGCGCGATCTGGATTGACGAGGCCGCCATGATCAAGAGCGCCGAGGCGTTTGAGATCCTCGTGGGCCGCCTCCGCCTAGCTCCTGGCCGGCTTTGGTGTACCACGACACCGAAGGGCTTTAACTGGCTCCACGATCTCGCTCAGGACTCCGAGGTGGGTGTCCATCACGCCAGCACAAGGGACAACGCCGCCCTCCCGTCCGACTTCTACGACTTCGTCGGCGGCCGCTATACGACGGAGCTGGCCGAGCAAGAGTTGGAGGGGCGCTTTGTGGACTTGTCCGGTGGCCTCTTCAAGCGTGACTGGCTCCCGATACGCACCGACGCCCTCCCGCCTCCGGCCTCCGGCAAGCGTTACCGCTTCTGGGACTTGGCGGTCTCCACGAAGACGAGCGCCGACTTTACCGCCACGGCGCGCGTCACAGTCACCTCGGACGCCACCGTGGTTATCGACGGCGTGTGGCAAGGGCGCGCCTCGTGGCCAGAGGTAAAGCGGCGCATCATTGACACGGCGGGATCCGAGCCTGACACTATTGTCGGAGTGGAGACGATCGCGGGCTTTGAGGTGGCGTTTGCGGAGCTCGTCCAGGAGCCCTCAATGGTGGCCTCGGGACTGCGCTCTATCAAGCCCTCGAGGGACAAGGCGACACGCGCCGCGCCGCTGGCCGCTCGTGGTGAGCAGGGTAAGGTGTGGCTCAAGGCTGGACCGCACGCTGAGGCTCTGGTAGGCCAAGCGGTGACATTCCCTCACGGAGCTCACGACGACTTAGTGGACGCCGCCGCGGGCGCTCTGGGTATGACGATCGGGAGCATAGGCCAGCGGGTGAGAGTACAAACGGCGTCGGATCGTCGTCGGAGTAGGAGGACGGTTGAATGGTGAGCACAAAGACAATACCTGTCACACTGGCCGAGGACGGCTCCGAGGTTGCGCAGTATCGGGGGACGTCGCTTGTCGTCAAGCCCTCGGACTGGCTCCACCGAGCGACGCGCAACGGTATTCCGTTCCACATTGGACGGGAGGAGCTTGAGCCGACGGCGACGTTCAAGCCAACCCGCGCTCGAGGCCGGAGCGGGGACGTTGGCGAGTATTGGCGCTTGTCCACGACTGAGCCCCTCGTCCGCTCCGCCGTCCAGCAAGCTGTGAGCGCCATTGCCGCGGCGCCGTGGCGCATTGAGCGGCCGACGTTGCCAACCTACCTCAAAGGCAACGCCGCCGCCGAGGCCGCGTTGGATCGTCAATACGACTTCGCCTCAAGGATCTGGGCAAGGTGGACGGCGTGCGGCGCCGATCGCGTGTGGAGCGACTGGATCGCGGACGTGTTGCAATTCAGCCTCATCTCCGGCTTCTACCTCGGTGAGCTCACCGCCGTCGTGGAACGCTTCGAGACAAACGGCGTCACACGAGACTACCTCGTTCCAGAGCTGCCTTATGCGCTCATGCCGTGGACGGTGGACGAGTGGGTCTTTAGAGGCAATCCCGACAGCGGGATGGTTGCGATCGTCCAAGAGACGTATGATCAAATCGACACCTATGGCGACGCCGGCGCCGGTTACAAGGTGATCCCCTGGGAGAAGTTGATCCACGTCGCACACCTCCCCGCGTCAAAGGGCGATCTTGAGGGGCGCTCCATCCTCCGCGCTTGTGCCCAGCTTATCCGGATGAAACAAAAGGCCCTCCAACTCCAAGCTCTCGCAACCGAAGTCAACGCGCTCGGCGTGGCCGTCGTCACTCAAGACGCTCAACGGCCGCTCACCGAGGACGCCATTGACAGAATTGAGACGCAGCTCAACGAGCGGACGGCGGAGCACGTGGCGCACATCGTCTTCCCTCCTGGCGCTCACAAGCTCGAGATCGTCCGGCCCTCCGACGCGATCCCCGATCTCGGCCCTCAGATCGATCACTTGGATCGGCAGATCGGCCACGCGCTGGGCAACGTGCATCAACTCATGTCCCTCCAAGGGACGGGGAGCTACGCCGCACGCTCGGACGCCAGCGGTGAGGCGCGGGACAGTTACGACGCGCTCGCAGACTTGCCAGCACGCGCCGCCGAGCGCCTCCTCCGCCGCTTCCTCATTCTCAACTTCCCGATGGACGCCAAAATGGGCTTGTTGTTCTGTCCAAACGTCGCTCACGCTGTTGTGGAGGAGAAGGACAACAACAAGCGCGCGTCCACGCTGGCCACGCTCAAGAACGCCGGACTCATCACGCCGACGCCGCAAATTGAGGCCCAGCTCCTCAAGGAGAATGACTTGGCGCAAGGCGTCGTGGACGAGGAGGCGTAGCGCGGACACTTGACGATCAAGGCGCTCCGCCCTAACTATAAACCGACTGCTGAGTCACTTTGAGGTACTATGGCGCCGCTCACTCCAGTCTCAAGCTCCAACGTGGACAGCGTTGGCGAAGTCAACGGGGATCTCCGCGTGATCTTCCGTAACGGCGGAGTGTACGACTACAAAGGCGCCGGCCGTGAGCTCCGTTACATGCTGGCGGCTCGCTCAAAGGGGACATATCTCCACTGGCTCATCAAAG